GGTGTTGCCATTGTATCAGCAAACCAAGATAAAACTTTTTTACGATCCATATTAGGACCTGATCCATGGGCTATGGGAAAATAAAAAGATCGTCCTGGCACAGCAATTGCTATACCTACAACTTCTCCATTACCTATAACAGAACCAGAACCTTTCTTTTTTAAATCAGGATCTCTTGTTTCTAAGTCAACTGCAATCTCATCATATGATCTTAGATCAGGAAATTCTTCCGGTTCAACCCATTCCTTTTGTGCTTCAAACAGTGGTACTTTCATAATCCCTTTCTATAATCATTTGTATATAATGTATCGCTTTTAATAAATCTTCTTTCTTTCCTTTGTCTTGGTGTCTGCAAATATATTTAATTGCATTGCCTTCAGCAAATAGTATCTTATTTTTGTTAATAAATAAAGAGGGCTGTATCTTATATTTTTTATAATGTGCACCTCCTATTTGTTTAAAAAATACTTTGTTACTCATAGTTGATAACCATACCTTTCCTTTTTTGATTTAAATAAATAAAGATTTTCCATAGATCTTGTTACACCAACATACCAAACCCTATGTTCTTCATCTTGTTTGTCTACATTTTCAGCAGTAGACTCTCTGATCTTTCTTGCATTATCTAATACAAGAATAACATTTTTACATTCACCACCCTTTGCTGCATGAATGGTGGATACTTCTATTCTTGGTTCTTCAGATAATTTTTCTCCATTAGATAACATACTTCTAATATAAAATTCTTCATTAGGATCTGCATTAACAAAAGCATCGTACCATTTAATATCCTTACTAAAACCAAGGTCTTCCATTTTAACGGTTAATTTATTTTCAAACTTACTTTCATCAAACTGTTGTTCTAAATATTCATAGATATCTTTGCAATCTGCAATAGATATTTCATTACCTTCGGTTAAAGATGTCCATTTTAAAACTGATTTATAAAGTTTACTATTATAACTTTTTCCAAATGTATTTTTATAATAAAGATTATTTTCTTTTAATTGTTTTGATATTTCTAATGCTCTATAAACAGTCCTAGTTAATATTAACCATTTACCATTTGAAATATCTAAATTATCAAAATTAAATATAGATTCTACTTTACCTTGAATAACATTTCCCTTGTCATCTTTTTTAGGAAAATATATTTTTTCTTTTCTATTACCTTGTATTCTATCTAATATTATATTTGAAATTTCTTGAACAGCTTGAGGTATACGAACGGACTGTTGTAGCACTTCTTCTTTTGCCGGTTGATCAATAAATCTATTAACGTCAGCGCCAGCCCATGCAAATATAGCCTGGTCATCATCACCAGCTATAAATATATCTTTTGACTTATCATTTAATATATCAAACATCTTCCATTGAATGGGTGATAAATCTTGGGCTTCATCAATAAAAACTACATCAAATGATGGACATTTATCTTTGTTATTAATAAATTGAGTAATCATATCTGTATAATCATAAAGATTGTAAGACTCTTTATAATTTAAAAAATTTACATATATGTGATTAAGTAATTCAAAATCTATTTCTCTACTCCATTCATTAGTATTAAACTCATCTTCAATAGATATATTTTTGATTCTGGCTTTATTAATTAATTTAAAGTATTCATTATCACAGTTTAGATAACCACTATCATCTGCTTCAGAATAATAATTAACTCTTATACTTAATTCTTTACCTATTTGTTCATAGTGAACTGGTTGCATAACATTCTCCTCACTCATACCTAAAGTATGAAAGGCTAATGAATGAAGTGTTTGAAAAAATTTAACATCAGATCTTACATAATTTTTATGTATATTTAAAAATCTATCTCTTGCTTCTGCAGCTGCTTTTCTTGTAAATGCAAAATAACCAATTTTATTTAAGGGAACACCTTTAACTAAATAATTATTTACTTCATTTAACAGTGTCATTGTCTTACCTGTTCCAGGAGGACCTAATACTTTCTTTATCATTAGAATACGTTCTTATTACCTTTCATTTTTATTATTTCTGTTTCCACTACATCTTTTATCAACTCATTTTCTTTTACATTTAAATTTACTTTTACAACTTCTATCGCCTCGTAGTTAGCGCTTTCATTGTTTAATTTTGGAAATCTTTTTTTAATTCCATACTCTGCTTTATATCTTTCTTTTATTCTTTGAGCTGTTCTTTCCTTACCCTCTTTCCATTCTTTGTTTTTTAAAGTATTAAAAAAGTTTGCAAACTTGAAATATGCATATCCATCCTCTATTAATACAGCGCCTGATTTAAAGGAAGCATATGATTTTGCTTTAGGTCCATTAACATATTCCTGAAGATATTCATGTAACAATTCATCAGGAGTAGTTCCTTTTGGTGGTTGATGTATCTCCACTGGTGGAAATAGTTTAGCAATAACGTTTTCAAAATCATCTCCTTTTACTTTAGCTACAAAAATATTTGCAGTCTTCATTATTAAAGCTCTTAATTCCTCTTGATCTTTTATTTGTTTTATATCCTTGGCTCTAACTGCTTTGCTTCCTTTGCTTTCAGGTAATTCAACATTAAAAGTATATTCTGGTTCTGGATAATTTATTTTTACTAAATTAGATAAGGGTGGAAACATTCTTGTTCTATCAGACCCAACACCATATTTTCTTTTAAGACATTCTAGTTTCATACAAAAATTAACAATAGGTTCTTGATTGCACGTATATCCTTTTGTACTATCTTTTCTCCATGATTTAATTTTATCTATTATTTTTTTTTCTGATCCCCATTCATCCAATACAACACCATTAGAATCTTTTATAAAATATTTTTGTGGTGCTGCTTTAACAACGTTTTGCCAATTATCTTCATATTTTTTCTTTGCAAACACCATGTAGTTATAGAGCCATCTATCTCTACCATCTGATAATTCATTTTTTGATAAAATCTGTAGACAAGGAGGGCCATCATTAAATTCATCAGGACCTCCTTGTAAGACAGTTTTCACAAGGGCAAGCGAAAACTCTTCTAATTCTTCTTTTGTTTTTTTGTTATGATTAACTACTTTAATAAATTGTTCTAATGTAAATGAAGTTCCATCATAATTAATTGCAACTCTTTCATTTTCATTAAAGTAAGGAAGATTTATATATTGACCGTTTGACCATTCTTTTTTTTCTTCATCAAATCCAAGTTCAGTTTGTTTAGGATATATCTCTGTGTTAGGTTTTAGTTTTAATGTAAATAATAAATTTTCTAAAAAATTTCTTAAAAATACTGCTTTAGTTTTTTCTTTCAAAAATAAATATAAATGTAAACCACCACTCTTTGATTTAACTGGAATTAACGGAAGATTGTTTTCTCTTATAATATCTAAATATTTTTTATATGGAAAACTTGCATAACTGTGTTCTGTATCATCAATATCTATGGCACCAAAACTTGCCATGCCATCATCATCACAAGGTTGAATACCAATAGATGTCTTACCTTTTATGTGATCTGAATAATGTTTGTCAGTTATTTCTTTAAAAGACCAACCATATTTTTTTGGTTTTTTCTTTCCTGTTTTTTCATCAATTGTAAACTCGTCTAAATAAGCAATACCAAAATTTCTTTTTAACCCGCTAAATATTTCTGCAAATTCTTTCTCCATAAATGCCCTTGTTGTTTGGGGCAAGTATTACCTTGCCCCTGATTTCTAATTAAAAGTGGGCTTCCGAAGTCTTTTCAGATCCGTTAGGCTCACCGTGCTTTGCTTTAATGTCTCCTCTTGAAACACTTTCAGCAAACGCTTTAGCTTGTTGATACAAGTTAGAATCCTCTACAGGACCTACTTTACTAACTTCCCAACCAAACCAAGTTCCTTTATCGTTAGACTGTTGTACAGTTCTTAACTTATAAATGTGGCTAAAAGATGCCGGTGTGAATAATCCATTCTTACCTTTCATCTTTATACTTGCCATCATACTATTCCATTTTCTACTAATCTTTAATTGAGTAGATTTCATAGCAAGTAAAGCAGTCGTTTGAGTTTGACCACAAATAATTAAGAAATGACTTGCAGTTTTTTCAACATAATTACCGCTTGGTAATCTGTCTTTAAAAGAAGCATCTCTTTTTGTTTTTGTTAATATATCACTTGATGATGGATGTATTCCGACTGGAGCGCCAGAACCTTCTCCTCTATCTTGCCATTCAATATATTCTAATTTGTAATGACATGGTAGGACATCAATTCCTTTTTCACCATCAAACAACTCTCCTGTTACAGAGTTATAAATCATTCCAGGTTCTGCACCTTGAACGTATTTACCATCTCTCTTATTAACTTCTGGAGACAGTTGTCCTAGTATTTTAAGAAAAGGTAATGCTAGGTCTTCATGACCCATATTACTCAGACCTTTATCTGCATCTTCTTCAAAAAGACTAACAGCTAAAGCTCCCGCAGCTACTTTCTCAGCTACTGCATTGGACTTTTTTGTTCCTTGGTCCATTGTACTTTGTGCTTTGTTCATGTTTATTTCCTTATTATTTTGGTTCTGTTTCCTGCGAACACGTTAAATAGATCAGAGGGCATATCTTTCCCAGCTTCGATACGCTCTCTGACCAATGCTTTGAGAGTCATGGGCTCAACCTTTAATCTCTGGGCCGGTTGATATCCACGCTCTGCTGCAAGGTTTGCATAAGCAATTGCCTTGTTATCTTCGTTGCGGCCAAAAGAAACGGTAACCTCATTTTTAATAAGATCACCTA